CACTGTGTGACTGGAGTTCAGACGTGTGCTCTTCCGATCTTCGGCGCCACGCGATAGCCAAAGGCAAACTGGGGCGACACGTCCGAGAACGACTGCTTCTCGGCGACCACGTTCGCCGGCGCAATCGCCGGTGCGAAGTAGGTGTTGAACAGCCACGGTGCTGTGTCTCGCCAGGTTCCATGCATCTGGTTCGCCCTCTCGTCTCTGCGCCCGATCTGGTAGGTGATCGGTACCCTCCCCTGGGTTCACCAGTCCAGGTCCTGGTTCCCGGCTCGGCGCCGGTGCTTGCGGAGGCAGTATACGCCTATCTGCCTCAGCTTCCGCTCGGCGGCACCGGAGGCACCACCGGAACGGCGTTCGGGTCGGGCAGAACTGCACCCGTGGTAGGATCGACCTTCGGCACATCCGGCCGGGTGGTGACCGCAGGCTTGTCCCTGCCGAGGTAGTCGAAGACAGCATCCTCGTCGCCAGTGGCATCCAGGAGCTCCACGGCGCCCTTGAAGTCCCGGCCCGTGATCTTGCCGACCTCGTCGAGGGCGTCATCGATGGGCAGCCCGGCGATCATCAGCATGCGCACCGCCGTCTCGATGGAGATGGCAGGCGGGTCGGACTGGAGCAGCTTGGACACCTGCTCAACGGCAGCACTCGTGTCCTGCGGCAGGTACGACCCGAACTCCACCTTGGCGTCGAACCACTTCTCGGGGACGTCCGGGAACCCGGCTGCCTTCGCCATGCGCCACACGAACTTGAGGAGGAGCGGGTACTTCTCGTCCCGCACCAGGCGCATCTCCTTGATGAGCGCACCGAGGGGGCCGAACGACAGGGCCAGCGTGATCCCAGCCAGCTGCCCAGAGATCTCGACCCGGCCGAGCACCGACTCGGGCACCCGGCTGTTGACGGACATGCGGCGCAGGAGGGCGTCGATGTACTTCAGCAGGGCATCGAGCGCCTTGCTGGTGTCGAGCACGTCGAGCTTCCCGTTGACCCCCAGCTGCCACACCTTGCCCGGCCCGTAGCGGGGCGACTCGGTCATCGTGGCGCCGGAGAGGGCGACCGGGGGTGTGCCGGTAGTGGCACTCGCTGCCTGGAGATCCGTGTCGGCGTTGGACAGGTCGTCCAGGATCTGGAGGACCGTGGCGAGGATCGATCGGCCGTAGTGGTTCAGCAGCGAGACGTTGTTCGGCAGGTGGATCACCGGCACGAAGTCGATCCCGAGGTCGACGTCCTTGAACTCCGTCTTCTTGCCATCGACGGTCGTCTCGGACCACTCGACCCGGCTCTCGCTGAAGTCCTCGACGTTGGCAGGCTGGCCGAGGTCCATCAGCCACGTGCCATCGCTCATCCGGCACGTGAACGAGGACGGCACATCGTCGTAGGCGTAGGTGGTGGCCGTGGCGAGCTCATCGAGCTCCCACGTGATGCGCCGGACCTTCTTCTTGGCAGGGTCGTCGGTCTCGAGCTCCCACGCCAGGTGCACCTTGTCGGGGTACTCGTCCTCGTTGCCATCGTCGAGCACCGGGAAGTAGAACCCCGGATCGAACACCCGCAGCCGGACCCGCTTCTTCTTGTTGTCGACCCCGAGGGTGTAGATGCCGTCGCCGAGGCTGACAGCGTTGCGCTCGGTCTCGATCATCTTCAGGCCGAGACGCTCCTGCGTGGCCCAGGTGCGCAGCCACTCCTGGAGCTCCCACTTCTGCCGGGCCTCGGTCTTGTCGGCATCGTCGTCCGTGGTCTCCTCGGCATCGGGGTCCCAGTCGTCGGCACCTTCCACCACGATCTGCTGGTCCTCGCCGAGCAGGGCAGCCAGCACCGTCTGCACGATGAGGTTGGCGTCCCCGTACTCCCGGTGGGCCTGGCGCTTGTCCTCGTCGTCCTCCTGGAGGAACTCACGGGCAGCGTTGTCGATGTAGGCCTGGAGGATCTTGTAGGCCTGGAGTCGACGCTCGTGGTGGCCGACCCAGGTGGGGGCGACCCACGACTGGGCAGCGAGACGTCGGTTGCCGAGGACCCGCTTGAAGCTCATCGGGGTCCACGCATCGAAGATGAGCTCTTGGCGGGCTGTGTTGGCCATGGGGAGGGGATCCTAGCTGCTCGGGGGTTCCGACGGTTCGGGGTCCTTGTCGAACCCCAGGTCGCCCTGGATGACTTCGTACTGGGACATGATCGTCGTCAAGATGTCCTCTGGCACACCGACCACCCGCAGCAGCGTGACGTTCATCAGGCTGTCGCAACGGTCACACAGTGGGATCCAGAGGGGTTCCTGGTCGTCGAACAGCGTGTTGATGGCGCACGGGTAGGCCCACTCGTGGCTGGCCCGGCGTAGGCAACCAGGGCGACCGCAGCGCACCTTGCCTGTGCGCCACTCCTCCTGCGGGGGTCGCTGGTCCTCGGGGTACCCGGCCAGGCTCATGGTGCCTCGCATCCTCGTGGGCAGGGCTTCCCACTGTACAGCACCCCGTCCTTCTCGTCGATGCCGTAGGGGTTGTTCAGGTCGATGACGACGCCGAGACCCCCGCACTCGGGGCACTTCCTGGTGACGCAGTCAGGGAAGCAGTCGCCGATCGCTTCGCAGTAGGGGCAGCCCTCGCCGACGACGTTGCCCCGCCACCACTTCTCGATCCGCTGTCGGATGTTCATCGTCGTTGCTGGGTCCTCTGTCGGTGAGCCTCGGTGTCGAACTCCTCGGGATGCTCAGCGAGCTCCCACGGGTCGGGTGAAGACGCTCCGTCCTGGGCTGCTCCACACGAGTCGCAGGCAACGATACCCCACTTCTCTCGGAACACCCCACCGCAGAGGATGCATCTCACCGTCGTCGCCTCAGTCGGCCCCGCTCACGGCCGCTCAGCCCGCCCCAGATGCCGTCTCGCCCTGCCACCTGGAGTCCGAGGTCGAGGCACTCCTCCCGCACCACGCACCCTCGGCAGATCTCCTTGGCCTCTCGGGTGGACTCACCCCGCTCCGGGAAGAACAAGTCGGGGTCGGTGCCCCGGCAGCTGGCTCGAGCTTGCCACCTCACCGGCGACCCTTGTGGCGCTCGTCCTTCACGTCACTCTCCATGACCTGGCCCATCCCCAGCATCAGCTCGCTCATCGCCCAGACCATGGCGTCCAGCTGGTTGGGGCTGCGCTCGCCAGTGTCGAAGCGGGTCGTGGTGAGCTCCTCCTCGAGCTTCTCGTGGAAGCCCACCAGCCGGGCATCGAACGGACGCTCAGGGCGGCGCTTGTTGGGCTCGAACAGCACGGACACCGGCTCGGCACGGGTGCGCTTGTTGTCGCTGGCCCACACCTCGATGATGTTGACGTACGGGTCCACGCTGCGGAAGACCTCGATCATCCACTTGCCGCCGTGGTTGCGCTCGATGACGAGGGCGTCAGCCCCGACCTTCTTGTACACGTCGATCGTGCGCTCCGCCATCTTCCTGGTGCTGGCATGCCACTCATCCGACATCTCCACGTAGCCCACCCGGTCCATGCCCAGGGACGCCACGCAGATGCCGAAGGCGTCACCCTTGGTGGCCTCAGGGTCGGCGTCATCGATGCCGTCGGACGGGTCGATGGCCACCACTCGGCGGAGGGAGGTGACCTTCTGCTGGAACCAGAGGGGCGACACCCGGCCGAGGTCGAGCTCGTCCCCTCGCCACAGGGCACCGATGATGGCGTCGATGGCGTCCCAGTCGCCCTTCTCCATGGCGAGCCGGAGGCCCCGGTTGCTGTTGGCCCGGATGCGGGCGAGGTAGCCGGGGTCCTTCTCGAGGAGGGCAGGGTTGTCCTCGTGAGTGGCGGGGATGTACACCCGGCTGTTGGGCTGCGGGTTGTCCCTGGTGGACTTGGGGCGCCACACCTTGTAGGGGCCAGGACGGACCTTCTCGTCCTCCAGGTCCTTGGGATCTGGCTTCACCCAGCGGCGCTTCACCCAGCGGTGGCCTCGGCCTCCGGGGTTCGTCGTGGCGATGCCGTGGGGTCGCATCATCCGGGCCACCGCAGCATCCATGGTGGCGGGCGGACGCAGGCGACCGAGCATGTACTCCCACTGCGACTGGAGGAACTCGGTGATCTCCTCGAAGAAGATGACGCCGTACTCGGCACCCTGGTAGTCCAGCACGCTGTCCTCGTACTGGAGCGACCCCACCTCGAGGATCGACCCGTTGGGGAACGTGAACGTGTGGTCGTTGCCGTTCCACCTG